TTAATTGATCGTTATAATTCCAAAAATATCCATAGTTACTAACTACGTTAGTCGTACCAGGTACCATCATCTGTTTCCAGATTTTAGCTCTATCACCTATTTCTTTAGCATCTCTATCTCCTTTTAAATACCAATCCCATTCAAAGTCAGCGTACTCTGCGTTGAACTTTCTCTCTGGACTGGTGATAACTTTGTCTTCTGGATTTAATAAAGAAAACGACTCGTTAAATACGGCCTTTGTTCCAGCGTAATCCTCTCCGTAAAACATTATTTTTTTGTACAGCGATTCGAATGCTTCTGTTGCGTTATTGTAAATCATACTTTTCTACTTTGATAAATTGTTTTAAAAATTCTACGCTTCCAAGATCTCTTTTAAATAATTCTAAATATACTACTCTTTGGATTCCCGATTGTAAAATTAGTTTCGCGCAGTCTTTGCACGGAGAAAGAGTCACGTACATTGTGGATCCGTCCGTAGAAATTCCCATCTTTGCAGCTTTGAGTATCGCGTTTGATTCTGCGTGTAGTACTTCGCTTTTCGAAACTAGTCCGTACTTCCCTTTCTCGTCTCTAAAAGGCCAATTTTTTTCTACTGTCGCTTGGTCCAACCACGCGCCGCCGTCTACGTCCATATACTGTTTGTCTTCACAACAATTGTCTGCTCCAGTCGGGGTGCCATTGTATCCAAAGCTAATCACGTTTCCATTCTTTACTATAAGGCTACCGACTTTTGCTCTAATACAATAAGACAGAGTGGACACTTCTTTGGTCATGTTCAAAAATACTCTGTCTAACCTTTGTTGTTTGTCCATAATTAAGATTCTTTAACGAACGTATTATTTATCATCTTTCCTTTTCTGTTTGCGATTTCTTCGTAAGCAGAATTGATGCAGTCTTCGATATTGTAACCCTTTAATTTTGCGAGATTGGTAAGTACTACCACGCAATCTCCGATGGCGTCAATGAATTCCTCTTCGTCGTTCTTCAATATTGCTTTAGCCAACTCTCCTGTCTCTTCCAGCAATTTAATATATTGAGTTTTAGCGTCACCCTTACTGTAGATGCCTCTTTGTTCTGCCCAATCTCTTATCGGGGTAAATTCGTTTGTTAAGTTCATTTTTTTTTATTTTTATTTGTTATCGATCCAGTGAAATCCTAAAAGTATTCTCATAAATTGCCTATGAAACCATTTAGGTTTTTTGTAAAATTAAATTGTACACTGTTTAATTCGTCCGGACCAAGCCTGTATCCCCCGACATAAGTCGTGTTTTTGATTTCAAAAACGTTTTTGATTCGAGGATTTGCAAGGAATAGAATATCCTCTAACGCTTCTATTTCAGGCTTCAATGATTGTATGTTAGTCGTCTGTTTTTTCACGCTTGCGACTTTTAATAGTTAAGTATTCGTTCAAAGAAGCCATGTAACTTATAGCGTCTAAATAGTTATCGTATTTGTAATTCCAAGACGCTCTGGATAGCTTTAATGCTATAAGAACATTGTACACATCTTCAGTGGCTATGTTCTTTCTTGACATCTCGGATGCGATTCTGGCGGTCTGTTCCATACCTTCTATAAATTCACCGTATTGCCTTTCTTTCTCAGCCGCTCTTTCAAATACGATATCGTTGGCTTCTTGTAATATGTTATTTTTCTTTTTTTCCATGAATGGAATGTATTAAATAATTTTGATAGAACTAAATTAATCTTTGTAGTGACTCTTAAAGTCTCTAAAATCTCCCCACTCCCTACTAGAATCTATGTCGCTAGGTTTTATTGTAGATTTGGGCATGTTTCTTGCAACGTTCCAAAACCAATCGCCCTCTTTTCCGTGTTGCTTCATTATTTCCCATCCCTTTGCGTCGTAAGTGCGTATGCAATCGAATGGTGGTTCTATCCTGGAAGGTTTTAAAAATGCTTTATCGTAGGTGTAGAATTTAGCTCTGCCCAATTCGCTCTCTTGAATGTTTCTCGCTACTGCCACCGCGTTGAATTTCGTAGTAGGTAAGGCGATCTGAAGAGTTCTATTTAACACTCCTGTCGAAAACACCGACCACATCTCTTCTATGTTTGTGTCTTTGAAGTTATCGTAAAATATTCTAACTCCACCGGCCACCACCATTTCGTGCTTAAGCCCAAAAGGCAAAAATTTTGCTCCCATTTTATCAGCAAATTGTTTTGCCCAAATATTCGCTGTTGGCATCGCTGGTATCTTTACGAACAGCGGAATTCCGCCGTATTCGATAGCGGTCAATTGGTGTTCGGACGCCTCTTTGGATGCAGGCATTACTAGATAAAGTTTCTTATTGTATTTTTTGGCCAAGCGGCACAGAGAGAAAGGAGCCATTCCTACACGCGGGGCCACATAAACCATAGCGTCTTCTTTTACTTGAGAGATAAAAAAGTCTGCCATTTTTGATTTACTGCCGTAAGGATCAACTCCATCGTCTATGACATTGAAACCGTCTATTTCTTTTTTCGTAAACGTAAAAGAGTGTTTGTAATCTTTGGTCATTTCCAAGTAATATTCCAAACTCTTTCCGTTAGACAAGTCTAAATTTGATTGATCTGTTGCTTTGTTTAAAAACATGTTATAGTATTTCGTTTATGTATTTCCAATTTTTTGGCCGTAAGTGTACGCTTTGCTTGGTTTCCAGTATATCAAGCATATTTGTACCGTCCTCGTCTATCCATTCATCGGGCCAAGATATATATTTTTGACCCGAATTTCTAATTAAATCTACAGCTAATTGTCTTATTTCCATCCTTTCTTCTCTTGTTCCAAAAAATGGTTGTTTCTTATATAAACCTGTACCAGGTATTTTCCTAGATTCGTGTTCTACTGGTAGGGGTTCTACTATAGTGTTATTTTTTAACTTAGAACTAAGCTCTACGTATCTAGAAAAGAGATCTATCGTAGCTTGCTTGGGATCGGGTTGTCTCATCAAATGAAATCTAACATCTATGTTTGAAAAGTAAGTGACGGTTTCATCGAACATTGAGTTTATGTTATCTACGCCTGTTGGGGTATCGTGTCTTTTTAGAAACCCGTGTAAAGTCCTTCCTGGAGTAAAGTCTAAACTGAATCTCGGTCTCCATACGGACAGAGCGTGCGAATCTCCTATCACACACTTTCTTGTTTGATTTCCGTAAGACTTAAACAGATCTACAAAGTTAGTCACTGGGAAGGTAAGATCTGGTATTTTTAGTCTCTTATTGAATCCATCGAAGTCAAGCTCTTTGTTGATAAACTTTACGATTCCTTTGTAGTCTCCTATGGCTTTTATCTTTTCGTAATGTATTGGTTGAGGTCCACCGATAATATTATAAGATCCAGGAACAAAATTAACGCCTTCACAAATAAATAGTGCATCGTATTTTTCCCACGTAGAGCAATCTGGATTTATCTCGATACTATCGCTTGGAAAATAATCCCTTATCATTTTGGTAACAATCAATCCGTACCCACTTCCTTGTGTGCTAAGACTTTTGCCTCCTACATTACCTAGCATAGATATTAAACCTATTCTCATAGCTTTTTTATTTATACTAATATAACTACTTATTTCCAATTAAAGAAATCTATCTTTTAAGTTGCATAAAAAAAGCGCATTGAGCGCTTTAGTTATTTTTTATTTTACTTTTCCACGTATAGTTTTTCTTGTTTATGCACTAACTTATCCAGCTGTTTATTTAATTGAGAATTGTCTTTTCCATATCTACTTGTTAACATAACTAGGGATAAACACATCAGCAATATAATTACTTCCTTTAAAAAATACCTCGCCTTCATTTCCATGCTTTCCTATTTTTGCTAAATATTCAGGGTTACCAAAAAAATCATTCTTATATTTTGAATATTCAACGGCTATTAAAACAGGAATATCACTTGTTTTAGGTTTAAATGATTTTTCATCAACATAATCACTTGAATATTCTGCAAATCCTATAGCAACTTTTTCAAACGCTGTGAAAGATTGTATTCCTGGATTTGTAAATTTTTTATCATATGAAACAATATATTCATTATTTTTAATTATTTCTTTGTCTTTGAAAGGTCCAAGTTTTTTTACTTGGTCTAATGTTAATGAAAATCCTCTCCAAAAATACATATTAGCGGGAGTGTATTTAGATGGGATGGTATATTGTTTAGGATTATCTTTAATAAGTTTATCGATATCAATCCCATTAAATATTGATGATAAATTTACGTTATTCCCAGAATGAACATCTGTATTTAGGTACTGTTTTAATTTATTTTCAATATCTACACCTTCTTTTAGTATTCCCGCTATCTTCTGTAGTTTTTGTACTTCATTTAATTGTGATATCATGATTTTTTTTATTATACCAATAAATATGCGTAAAAGGACTTTTTACATTCCCATCATTCCAGCCATTGGATCTGATGTGGTTTCATCTTTAGTTTTCTTTTCAAAGATTACAGATTCTGTTGTAAGAATTGTTCCTGCAACAGAAGACGCATTTTTTAATGCAGTAATTACTACTTTAGCAGGATCAATTAATCCGTGCTCAATAGCATCAACAACTTTACCAATTTTTGCATCATATGTAGCATCAGGATTTGTAGATGTAATAACTTCTTGAGCTATTTCATACCAATTATCTTTTCCTGTATTTGCTAAAATAGTTTTAAATGGAGATTCACATGCTCTCTTCACAATTCCATAAGCAATATCTAAAGAAAGAGATTGTCCTAAAGATTTCAATTTTTGTGCTGCTTTATAAAGAGCTATTCCTCCACCTTCAACAATACCATCTGCTAATGCGGCTTTAGTTGCATATAATGCATCTTCAACTCTATCTTTCTTTTCTTTGATTTCTATATCAGAATTTCCTCCAACATTGATAATTGCAACTCCACCTACTAATTTACCAAGTCTTTCTTGTAATTTTTCTTTTTCGTAGAAAGAAGTTGCTTTTTCAATTTGCTCTTTAACTTCTTCTGCTCTTTCTTCAATCGCTGCAGCATCTCCTTTACCATCTACGATAGTAGTTTCTTCTTTAGAAATCGTAGCCATTCTTGCAGAACCTAAGAAACTTGAAATTTGAGCTGAAGTTAATTTATCTAATTTATGACCTTTATCTTTTGAGATAACTGTACCACCTGTTAAAATAGCAATGTCTTCTAAAATCAATGTTTTTCTTGGTCCAAAATCAGGAGCTTTAACAGCTACTACTTTAACGATTCCTCTCATTTTATTAACTATAAGAGTTGCTAAAGCCTCATCTCCAATATCTTCAGAGATAATTAATAATGATCTATTTTCTGCATTAGCAATAGTTAATGCTTGTAATAATTCTTGAGCGCTAGAAATTCTACCATCATACAATAAAATGTATGGATTTTCTAATCCAGCAGTCATATCAGCGTTATTAGTAACAAAATAAGGGGATTTAAAACCTCTATCAAATTGCATACCTTCAACAACTTCTAAACTAGTTTCACCAGTTTTAGATTCTTCGATTGTTACTACACCTTCACGACCAACCTTTTCAATTGCTGTAGAAATTAATTCTCCAATTTCATTGTCATTGTTTCCAGAAATTGTTGCAACTTGTTTAATTTGTGCTTGAGAAGAAACATCTTCAGCTCTCTTTTTAATTTCATTAATAATAAATTCTACAGCTTCATCGATGCCAGATTTAATTTCAACTGCGTTAGTTCCTTGACGAATATTTTTTAATCCTTCTTCCACAATTTTAGTAGCCAACAAAGTGGATGTCGTAGTACCATCTCCTGCTTCATCTGCAGATTTAATACTCACTTGTTTAACAAGCGTTGCTCCAATAGACTCTATTGGATCTTCTAATTCACCGAAACTTTTAGCAACGGAAACTCCGTCTTTGCTAATTCTTATTTCTCCATTAGCATCTTTAATTAAAACTGTTCTTCCACCTGGGCCTAATGTAGAACTTACAGCTAAATTTAATTTAAATATACCAGAAAGTAATTTTTCTTTAAGTTCTTGTCCTTGGACAAATTGCGTTTTACTCATAAATTTGTTTTTTTATTTACCTCTTCTATGTTTATCATAAGCTCTTTTTTTAGATCTACCTATGCCTACATAGAAAACTTGATTAGTATCTTTTCTTTTATGAAG